TTAAAGCTGCATTACCTGTTGCTAAGTGGAACGCACAGTGGATGCAACAACCAACTAGTGAAGAAGGTGCAATTTTAAAAAGAGAATGGTGGAGGACTTATGAAGGAGAGGACATTCCAACTATTTATCATGTCATACAATCTTACGATACTGCGTTCCTTAAAAAAGAGACAGCGGATTATTCAGCTATTACTACTTGGGGTGTTTGGTATCCAACAGAAGACTCGGGAGCTAATTTAATTTTATTGGATGCAATCAAAGGACGGTATGAGTTTCCTGAACTAAGAAGACTTGCATTAGAGCAATATCGCTATTGGAATCCTGAAACAGTGATCATTGAGGCTAAAGCTTCTGGATTGCCTTTGACCTATGAACTACGGAAAATGGATATACCAGTAATGAACTTCACACCCTCACGTGGAAATGATAAGCATGCCCGTGTAAATGCTGTTGCACCTTTGTTCGAATCTGGTATGATATGGGCTCCTAAACAAAAGTTTGCAGAGGAAGTCATTGAAGAATGTGCAGCCTTTCCGTTTGGGGATCATGATGACTTGGTTGACTCCACTACACAAGCGATCATGAGATTTAGACAAGGTGGACTAATTGAACATCCAGAAGATTATGTGGATGAAGTCGTAGAGAAGAAGAAAAGGAATTATTACTGATGGCTGAATATAAAATAGATTATAAGTTAACTGCTCCACAAACTTATGACAGAGGAGATGTAGGAGAAAAAAATACTAAATTATCTAGAGATACTCAAAGAGGAACTGTTAAAGTTAATGCACCTAACTTTGAAGAAGCTAAGAAAAAAGCAAAACCTTTAATTAAAAATTCTAAAACATTTAGTAATTTTTCCTCAAGACAATCTTTTGATTCACCAAAAAAACCTAGTATTAAAATTTTAAAACCAATTAAAGCTGCAGGTAGTAGTAAAGATAGTGATGGTGTTATACAGATTCAAGAAAAACTTTTAATTAGAGACACTAAATTTAAAGGTGGTCTAATCAAAAAACCTAAACTAGCAATTAGAGGATACTAATGTCAAGCGTAACAGATATATATACAAAACATTATAGCGAAGAGCGAAAAAAACAATTTGAAGACCGTGTAAGAGAAATGGAAGATGGAGTTATGTCAGAAGAATCTATAGCCTCTATGGTTGCAGAAGAGTTTAGAACAGGTAAAAAATCTGGTGGAAGAATGGGTTTCAGAAATGGCATGGGTACAAAAAAAGGTATTATGCAAATAAGTGAAAACCAAACAGATTTTGAAAACCCTGATTATTATAAAAATACAATTGAAGATATGCTTAAAGATTATGAATCAGAGGAAATGTCAAATCTAATACAACCTTTTAGTATGGGTTATCTAATGAGAAGTGTATCTGATTACATAGAAAAAGGTGGAGACCCATCAATAGCCGCAGATCTACAAATAAGAGTTCAAGATTTTATAAATACTCAATCAGAAAATTTTCAAAAACTACCTAAAGCCAAACAAGACATACTTAGAAACAAAAAAAACAAAGACTTTGAAGAAAATAAAAATATAATTCCAGGACTTCCTGATAACACTGATTATAAAACTGTTGAGTATGAAGAAGCAAAAAATGGTGGAAGAATGGGTTTTAAAGACGGCAACGGTGTTGCTGATAAATCTGCACAACAGAAAAAATTTAGTGAAAGAGTAATAAAATTAATGGATGAAGAAGGTTATGATTTTGGTGAAGCAGTTAAAGAAGCTATGAAAGAAGGTTATGCAACTGGCGGAAGAATAGGTTTTAATGAGGGCTTATTAGTTGATGCTCCAAAAAATAAAACAGAAAGTGAAGTTAATCTTTCTGGAAATTTTGGAGTCTTAAGTGAAAACGCGGGTGTGTCTAAAAGCATTGACCAACAGGTTACAGAATATGAAAATGAATACATGAAAAAAACAGGTAAAGTTCCTCCTATGTTTTATGGAGATAAATACAGAATGAAACTCCAAGAAGAATTTTTAAAAAACAAACCTAAAACTCAAGACATGGCAACTGGTGGACGTGCTGGTTATTACGGGGGTGGTCAAGCAATGGTGGGTGAAGATCTGTCAGAGATTGGTCATGGTTCGGATTCCTTGATGGCAAGAAACATGCAACTTGCTCCAAACAGTATGGCTACAACTTCAACAGGATTAAATTATTTATTAGGTCAAGACAACGACACAGCTAGAGTTCCTTATAAAGATGCGGGACCTGTAATACTTCCTAAACCTAAACCTAAAAATTTTTCAAAAACATTAGATATGTTAAATACTAAAGCTGCGGCGAACATATTAGATACAAAAACCTATGCTAACTTAGTAGGTGAGTTTGCTAAAAAAGCTTTTGACAATGGTGAGTTGTCTGAAGTTGAATACATGAGAATTATTCAACCACTGTTCGGGCAAGTTGGAGAAATGGTTACAAACCAAATACAAGACGATCAAAATTATTTAGAAAAATATGCCGATGGCGGTAGAACAGGTTATAAAGATGGCATCGGTCCAAAAGAAAAATCTATGGAACCTGGTTTTGAAACAAACGATCCAAAAGAAGCTGCTAAAGAAATTATTAAAAGATTAATTAAATTAGATACCGCTGAAATTCCAATAAGTGATAAAATTAGTATTGGTTTAGGACCTAACTTAGAAGAAGTGGGAATAAAAGGTATAATAGATTTACTAGGTGGTGAATTAAGTTTTGGTGGTGGTGTGAAAGGTGATGAATCAGGAGTTGGTTTTAATTTTACAAAAAAATTTTCTAAAGGTGGTATAGCCGGAATATTGGACAAATAATGCACATTAAAGAATACGCTGAGATGATGCGATACCTAACAAAACCAAGATCCAAGGACCATGGCACCCGGACCACGGATAATCCAACGCTTGTAAAAAACATGAAACATGTTAAGTTCGACGCGATCCCGCCGGTTAGTGGACCAAATCCACAAGGCTTGATTAAGTCTAAGAAATAAGTTAAACCAATACAGGAGAATAACTATGGGCAAATTATCAGCAGTATTAGAGATAGGTAAACCCGTACTAGAAAAATACGGTAGAAGACTTCTTAAAAAAGCAAAACCTTTAATAGAAAAAAGTTTAAAAAAATTTAAAGTTAAAGATAGAAATTTTAAAGGAGCCGAAGGTGCATCTGATAAAATAAAAGAAAAACTAGTAAAAATTGACAAAATGAAAAAAGTCAATACAAAAGACATTGAAAACGTTGCCCAAAGTAAAGACGTAATTTTACGAAATCAAAAAATAGATACACAAAGAAAAGTTATGGATGAATTAAAAAATAGTAGAGATAAATTATCCACATTAGAAAAAAGTGTTAAGAAAAAATTTAGAGATACAAGATCGACAGGTGGTTTAATTAGTGGTAAACCAAAACTAGCTAAAAAAGGTTGGAAATAATATGGCAGATATAGATAAAGCTCTCCCTAACGCTGATAGACCAGAAGACGAAGTTGCAGAAGATATCAATGTTGAGGAAGTAGAAGAAACCGGACAAGGTCCCGTAGAAATTACAGAAGATGAAGAAGGGGCAACAATTGATTTTGACCCCCGTGCAATGCAGATGCCTGATGGTGGCGATCCGTTTGCAAACCTAAATGACTTACTTCCAGAAGAAGACACAGACATTATTGGTAATCAACTACAAGCTGATTACATGGAATACAAAACATCCCGTGCTGAATGGGAAAGAGCTTACATCGTAGGCTTAGATCTTTTAGGATTTAAATATACCAACAGAACTGAACCGTTTCAAGGAGCGTCAGGTGCAACTCACCCAGTGCTTGCAGAAGCTGTAACTCAGTTTCAATCATTAGCTTATAAAGAATTACTACCAGCAGACGGACCCGTTAGAACTATGGTTATGGGGGCAACTAATCCTCAAAAAGAAATGCAAGCTGAAAGAGTTAAAAATTTTATGAACTATCAAATAATGGATCAGATGAAAGAATACGAATCTGAGTTTGATCAGATGTTATTCTATCTTCCATTATCGGGTTCAACATTTAAAAAAGTTTACTACGACGACTTACTGGGACGAGCAGTATCAAAATTTGTTCCAGCGGATGACCTTGTTGTTCCGTACACGGCTACTTCATTAGACGATGCGGAATCAGTCATTCATGTTGTTAAGATGTCAGAAAACGATTTAAGGAAACAACAAGTTAACGGTTTCTATTCTGATATTGAATTAACAAAACCAACTGGAACTATTACTAACGAACTTGAAGAAAAAGAACGTGAAGTAGAAGGGGTTAACAAGTCTCAAAGGGT